CACCCTGCCGCGGCGCGATAGCGTCGCCGTGAAAAAGTCGTGCAGGGCATTATAGTCAAATCGGATCCTAAAAATCTCTCCCGCGAGCTCAATCTGCATTTCGCACGGGATGCTGCTTTTATCGACTATGAGCCTATCAGGTACCGTCATATCAGCCTCCCATCTTGAGCCGCGCACCGACTTTCAGTGTCCGGAAATCCCCGCGCTTTGAAAAAGCCTCGGGGTTTGCATCCATGATATCCTCACAGCTTTTTCCCTCGCTCCGGTAGGGCCCGTTTACCAGAGAGTAGATAGTGTCTCCGGGCTTTACTGTGTGATACCGCGCGCCGTTGTCGTTCACCTCGACCGATTGCATGCCGAGACTTACGGTCTCG